TTTGTTTGGTGGAAGTTAACGGGCTCGAACCGCTGACCCTCTGCTTGTAAGGCAGAGGACTAAGCGTAAAACACCTCGCTATATCTGACGATTTCGCTATTGCATTTACGCACTCCCACATGCAGTCCCACGCTGTTTTGTTTATTGTATCACACTCCCACACCCAACACAAGCAAAAAAGAGAGGGCGAAAGCCCCCTCTTTTCGTCAATGCTTCACGACATATTTGTAATATGCCGCTTCCTTATCCTTCACTGCATCCTTGTCATTCAGCCAAAAAGCGCAGGCTGAGTCTGCATAAAAATCGATGCTGCGCATACCGTGCTTCTCATTCACGGCGCAGCGATCGGAGTATTCGGCGTTCATTGCGACCCAGAATTCAACCGGGTCACAGTCAAGGCCGCGCTGCTGCATTACCTGCTTGCACTGTTCAAAAGTCCAGTGTGGGCCGGTCGTGCCGTCAGCATTCTGCATGCTGTGCAGCCATTCCTCCGCCATGCTCTTAGTCATGCGTCCTGCGTTTGCGCTTGCTGCATACCCCATAGAGCGCTCAGAGCCGCGCGTCTTGTCCCCTACGAACGAGGTATCACCCATATAAGCGTCATCATCGCGAAAGCCAATAGGGCGCATCTCATCCTCGTAATCGGGGTACTCGTCATGCCTCGGCCATGCGACACTGTTCTTGGGCGCAAAGCGTCCGTCAGAATAGCGGCGGTAACTACGCATTTCCGGTTCGCCGCCGTGAATGCGCTCGTCATAGTAATCATACGGCTCCATGTTGCCGTAATGATACCGCACGCCGTAATGGTGACGATCTTCGGGATACATCTTGCGGATTCTCCATTCCTCCGGCGAAGCATTCTCTCGGCGGGTGTGCTGCATCAACAGCATTCGGGTTCCTCGTTTCATGATGATACCCCCTTACACTGTCGGCGCTGTGCCGTTAATAGACCGCAGCGCGTCAGAGTGCGAGCAGCAGGAATTTCCGAGCATTCGGAAGCTGCCGCCGGTTGCCGAAGTGACCACCCGGCAAAGGTACTTGTGCCGCGTGTCGAGGTTGAACACGGTAGCCGCCGCGCCGTTGCATTTTAAGAGCGGATACGTTACCGTGCCGTCGCCGATCGTGATAACCACCGGCGCGCCGATGATCGTTGTACTCGGGATGTTCTGCGCGATTACGATTCCGTAAACGCAGCCGTTCTGGTAGTCCCCCGCCGGAATATTTACCGTCAGTACGCCGCTTGCGTAGGTCACGCTCTGTGAGATACGCAGGTTCGGACAAAGTTTCTGTACAGGCTTGCAAGCCATAACTATTCCCTCCTGTCAAAGGCAGGGGGATTGCTCCCCCTCCTGAATATCGTATCTCAGCAGCCGCAAGTGTTGCAGCCGCAGCCGGAAAACTGGTAAGGTGCCGGAACCGGGAACGCCGGTACCGGAGCCGGACGCAGAGCGTTTACAAGGTAATTGTTCTGTGCCTCCTGCGAAGCCGCGAACTTGAGGGTCTGGTTCTCGTTCTGGAGCGCCGCAATCTTCTCCTGCTGACGGGTGTTCTCCATCTGGTCAAGGCGTGCAATGATACGGTCGGTGTCGTTGTGCGCCGTCTGGATAATGTCGCGTGCGTTGGTTGCCGCGTTGTAATTGGTGTCGCAGAAACCGCGCTCGATCTGGCGCTGTGTGTCGCAGCAGCAGGTGGACATCTGCGTGCCGAGTGCCGTCAGACCGGCGGTCACGCCGTTAAAGCCGTTGTTCATGTTCTGAACCGTGTTGTTTGCAAGCTGTGCCGTCTGGTAGCCGAGCTGACATACCGAATTGTCTACGCCGTGGAAGCCGTT